AAATAAAACCATCCTTTTCATCTGAAACTGTTGGCATCAGTTCTCCCACACCGGTGTTGAAGGCGTGGGAGAACTGTTCACATCTTTAGGACTTTTCCCGTTTATGCAGCGTGATATAATTCAAGGAGAAATGTCCCCCGATGACATACGTACAAGTGGAATGTATGATGTGGGGAATTCTACCACTATGCCATTCAATTACGGTGGATTACTTGTATTTAATACTAAGACTTTAACCATTCAAACGGGTGTTGATTTACAGGGAAAAACAATTTGCATACGGGTAAGTTGGAATAATGGGCCTTGGTCCTCATGGAACAATTTTACATTCAATCAGCAAAGCATTTAATCAATTATTTTGGTCGGGAAGTTATATTCCCGACCAAAGTAACCAAATCATACCTCGACAGCATCTATTGCATCCTGGGGTAATTCAGTAATTAGTTCATTCTTTAATTCCAGTCTCGAGAAATCTGATGCAGATAGGATTGAAACTACCGGGTCATTGCTGTCAATATAGAGGTTCAAACGGTTATCTTCCGTTTTCTTATATTTCAATTTAACAAAAACTGACTCATGCTCTTTAGGCATTAAATAATGATAGCGAACTGAAATCTTATCATCGGCAACACCATACATAACTTGAACTACGATAAGTATGTTTTTGGCAACATAAGTGTGTCGGGTTGAGACCAAGAAGTTAACTACACATTCCTGATTTACAACCATAAATAAACATCTTGAATGATTAGGATGTGGAACCATTTTCTTATCCCAAAGTCCACTCTTTTGAAAGGTAGCCACAGGTATCAGTTCTCCCACATCGGTTTGCAGCTTCTCGTCCAAAAAAGTACATTTGGCTTAAAAATGGATAAAATAAAATACCGCTTAGTGTATAATCGAAAGAAACAGCTAAACAAACAGGGAACGGCCTTAGTGCAAGTAGAAGCCTTGCTCAATCAGAGGAAAGTTTATTTCCGTACAAATTTGTATCTCAAGCCGGAACATTGGAATAGTCGCAATGCTCAGGTTGATAATCACCCACAGGCTCATGACCTCAATTCGATGCTGTTTGAGTTTGTCCTACACCTGCAAGCGATTGAGTTATCCTTATGGAAGCGCGGCATTCCTGTAACGCTATCACTACTTAAAGATGCGATAAAGAAAGACAAGCCGGTCAATGTCACTTTCCCCGTATTTGCCAAAATCTATGTGCAGGAATCCGACCGTAAAAGAAGTACCAAAGAGAACCTGATGACAACGATAACCGTACTTCAGGAATTTCGCCCTGGACTGGACTTCAAGGATATTACTTATACTTTCCTCAAGGAGTTCGAAGCCTACCTGCGTGAAAAAGGCAATAGCGTGAATACGATAGCCAAGCACCTTCGCCAGCTGCGTACCTTGGTCAATGAAGCGATTAATCAGGGATATATCCATGCGGATGCTTATCCATTTCGCAAATACAAAATAAAACAGGAGAGGGGACGGCATGAGTTCCTTACTCCGGACGAACTGCGGAAGCTGGAGAACCTGAATGTAGAAGATAAGAAGCTCCGTCATGTGTTGGATGCGTTCCTGTTCTGTTGTTATGTTGGTCTTCGTTTTTCAGACTTCTGCCAGCTCACTGCATCCAATTTTATCAAGATAAACGGTAAAAAGTGGCTACACTTCAAGTCAATCAAGACCGGCGTAGAAATAAGGCTTCCGCTACATTTGCTTTTTGAGGGGAAAGCGCTGGCTATCTTAGACCGCTATAATATTGAAGATTTTTCCAATTTTGGGAGTAATTCCGAGGTGAACAAATGCCTTGTACAGATAGCTTCTTTAGCCCGGATAAAGAAGCACATAACCTATCATACAGCCCGTCATACTTGTGCGACCCTGCTTGTTCACCAAGGTGTTCCGATAACCACCGTCCAGAAGCTGTTAGGTCATACTTCCGTCAGAACTACGGAGGTGTATTCAGAGGTTCTTTCTAATACGATTATTCGGGATTTGAAGGCTGTAAAAAGGAAGAAAAAAACACCTGATTTTAGCCGTGTGGTAGAATGTGGGTAGATTTTATAGGTTCTACTGATATTCTACTGCCATAGTTTGGCAGCCCTTTCCTGGTAAGATATTCCCTACTCATAAATTTCTTGTTTACTTTCGCTGAAAAGTGATTGTAAATGAGTATATTTGTCATGTTTTATTGGTTAACGCCCATGAACGTGTCTTTAACAGGATGCGTTCGTGGGCGTTTTTTGTTTAATTAAAAAAGTTCGTAGATGAAAAAGAAACTGATTGTTTTGGCTGTTGTGGTGGCCGTGATTGTAGGTCTGCTGGCTTATTACCAGTATGTACCGTTTTGGGCAAGCATTGTGAGTACCGGTGCGTTTATTGCCGGCATTCTTCTCGGTTGGAATGCCAAGGGGTGGAGTGATGAACATGTAACGGGGATGAAGGTATGATGGAGGAACTGAATGAACTGTTCAATATCACCGGCGGGATAGTCACTACTATCCTGCTTCCTCTTTTCGGTGTGTTCATGTTCTATGATTCAAAGAAGCGCAAGGCGGCTGCGGAAGCGAGAAAGGCGGAAGCTGACAATATCACCTCGTATGCTGCTGAATGGAAGGAACTGTACGAGAAAAAGGAACACAGGGTAGTGGAACTTGATTCCAAAATAGACCAGCTTTATGCCGAGAAGAATGAAGACCGCCAGCGTATCCGCGAGCTGACCGAAAAGAACGCTACACTGGAGATAGAGAAGATAAAGCTGGAAGCAAAGCGGTGTGATGTCCGGGGATGTAGCGGGCGGAAGCCACCGAGCGATTATTGATTCACGGGAAGGAAGGTGTTTCGCAACAGCTTCCTTCCCTTTTTAGCATAAACTTAAAGTTTAAATAAAGGTTTCTGCAAATGTAGTGTATGTTTATATTAAATCAAATGATGTATGAAGTATTTTACGATAAAAGAACTTTGCCGTTCGACAACTGCCGACCGCAAAGGAATTGACAACAGATGTGGCAGTGATATAGAAGCCAATCTGACTGCATTGGTAGATAACGTTCTTGACCCGCTACGCGAATGGTATGGCAAACCTATCGTTGTGAATAGCGGTTACCGTTGTCCGGCATTGAATAAAGCGGTGGGCGGTGCGACAACCAGCCAGCACATGAGTGGACAGGCCGCGGACATTGATACCGGAGACAGGCAACAGAATAAGCTACTGTTCGAACATATCCGCAAGAACCTTCCTTTCGACCAGTTAATTGATGAGAGTAATTTCGCCTGGGTGCATGTGAGCTACCGGGCGGACGGTAGAAACCGGAATCAGGTACTGAAGCTATGAAAAAACTACCCTGGCTATTAGTTGTATTGCTGGCAATCGCTTGTATAGTGGCTTGGTTCCGTCCGCACGAGTCTTTGCCGGCAGAAATGCGTACCGAAACAAAGATACAGACGGTTGTCAAGACTGATACGGTTCTTATCTCCGCACCGATAGCGGTCTTTTGGCAGATATTGCCGAATGACACAGTACGTATAGGCGATACCCTGCTCTACCGCAAACGAGTTGTGTATGAAGATAGCTTGTATCGTGCGGTGGTGAGTGGATATGTAGACCCACGGCTGGATAGTATGACTGTGTATCCGAGGACGGTTTATCAGACAGTAACAAATGACGTCTATCATCCGGTTCCCATTAAGTTGAAGAAGAAGCGTTGGGGATTAGGGTTGCAAGCTGGATATGGGTATCCGAGTGGAATGTATGTGGGTGTAGGGATAAGTTGCAACTTATTCATGTGGTAATTGGAATGTGGGAAAAACAAAAACAGAATATTCTGTTAAGATATTTTTTTGGTGAATCTTTGTTTCCTGCACTAAAATACGTATTTTAGTGCCGCCAAATAAATATATCTTAAAAATGAATCCCTTTTCATTGTGTAATCCGTAAAATCGGATTAAGGTTGTAGATAAACCTTTTGGCACGCAGTGATAAGGGATTCGCCATTTCTAATAAGTATGAAAACAACAATAGAAGCTTACACTATTACTGTAAGAAGAAAAAGAGAAAAGGACCCTTTGTTATTTTCTGATTCTCCTGATATTTATGATTTAATGGTTCATGATAATGTTAGTTTCATTAAATATATAGATAAGAATATTACAGGAGATCTTCCTGCGGAGAAGATGACAGTAAGAATTCCTCCTAAAGACCATAGTCATAATGATAAAAAGAGATATCTATGTGGCATTATTGAGACTGGATACTATGGGAAAGAGTATGAGGCAGTAGACAAAGATGACCCCAAAAATGAAACGAAAAAGATTCTTTTAGGTAAAAGCAAAGCAATACTTAAGCCTTTTTTTTATTATATTCAGATTCCGCGAAAGGGCAATAAGGCTTTGTTAATATTGGAACGTGTAGATAATAATGGTATCTATCCTTTACTTCGAAGTATTTTAATTTCATTTTTTAATTATCATTTTCAGGTTGAAGATTTATATATAATTGATAGGAATGCTGTCGTATTGACATCGTATTTAAAAAAGTTGAAAGAGGGTAGGTATAACTCTTTATCCTTATCTGCCAATTCTATACATACAGACGCTGCTGAACGATATTTTGGAGGATTAAATTCTGAAGATTTTACGATAGAATTGACGATGAAGTTTAAGAATGGCATGGGGGAAATAAAAGAAAAAAAAGTTAAGGAAATGATTAATTCAGGAAAATTTCTTTTTGATTCTCCAGATTTAAATGCTATATTTGAAGACTCGACGAAGAAGGTTACTGCGAGTATTGCAGGTGGAAAAACTAGAACCTTGTATTTAGGTAATGATAATAAGAATATCATTCATCCTTATTATGAAATCGAGGTAAAGGATAATGAAAAAGGTTTTTCAGATTATTCTTCAATCAAGGAAGCTACCAAATTGTTTGTTACTAATAATACAGAATTTAAGGTGTTTGAATAAATGAGGTTTACTTTTATAAGCATAAGAGATATCCTTCAAAAGCAAAATAAAATACTGAAGGTGGATTCTAATAATAAATGGATTTTCATAAGATTCCCTTTATTATTAGGTTTTCTCTGTAGTATACTATTCTATAGTGATACTAAAAGTATTTTAGGTATTCTTACTCTTTTCTTATCTATATTTATTCCTATATTTATTAGTTTGTTGGCAACATTAATTTCATTCGTAATGAATAAAATTAAAACTCGTCATAATAAGGAAAGAATACCATTAATAAAGGAAACCTTTTATAATATATGTTACCTTATCCCCATATCTTTATTCCTGTTGGTTCTATCATTATTGATGAGTTTAAGTATAGGAGATAGATGTGTGCTTTATCAGTACAACTTTATATCCCCCATATGTGGTACTGTCTTTTCTATAGAGATTACAGTTCATTTTATTTATTTGTTAATTTTCGGCGTATTATTCTATGGTGGAATTATTCATTTGATTATGAATATACTCATGGTGACTAAACGAATCTTTAAATTATTTGATAAAGAGATAGATTTATTGACTAATCCAGAAAACAATTTCGTGTCTGACTGTAAAGAAGATATTTCTTCAGAAAGTGAAGACGGAGAGGTTTCTGATATAATTGACGATTAATAAATTCACGAAGCTTTAATCGCATATATGCCCCGACTTTCGTCGGGGCTTTTTTATTTACTTTTTATTTGATAATTCTACCTTGGC